CAACGCGAATAGCACGAGCCTGCTCCGCTGTGAGTTTGTTCCAACCGTGGCTGCGCTTGTTAGCCGCCTGCTCCTTGTATGTCGTCCAGCGACAGTTAGCAGGGGAGTAGTCGCCGTTGTTGTCGATGCGATCAAGCGTCCACTGATGTTTGTGTCCAGGTGGTCTAGGACACATGTCAGCAAAGAAGTTCTCAAACTTCTGCCAGCGGTCGCAGACAGTGATGCCTCGTCCACCGTAATTCTCAAAGCCATGCTGCTTAGGGTTGTAGCAGCGTGCAAGCATCTTATACCAGATGAAGTATTCAGGGGGCTGGATGTATGTTTTGGGCATCTCCAGATTTTAGTTCAAGGGAGGGCCTAAGTCCATGCTCGATTTCCCCAACTCACCAACCAACGGTCAACAGTTCGTTGGTCCCAATGGCATCATCTGGGTGTGGGACACTACCAAGTGGACCAATGGCACACTCAACGTGGCGTATGCACCTTCGGTGTCACCAATCTTCAGTGGTGATCCACGTGCACCGACGCCGACAGTTGGTGACAATGACACGAGCATAGCTACAACAGCGTTCGTGCAGGCTGCATTGCCTGTAGCATCTGCAACGAACCCTGTCATGAATGGTGTGGCAGCACCGGGTGCAGCAACAGCATGGTCACGTGGCGATCACGTCCATCCAACTGATACCAGTCGATACGCAGCAGCCAATCCATCTGGCTATCAGACGGCTGCACAAGTGTCAGCGACAGTTGGCAATTACTTTCCATTAAGTGGAGGAACCGTATCTGGTAGTGTGACTGCAACTGGTAACATCCTCTCCAACAATAACCTCTATTGCACTGGTACCCTTGTCATTGGTCCTTCTGTTGGCACATCAGGAGTAGTATATCTAGCAAGTGCAGGGAACATCACTCATGCTGCATTCAGTGGTGGCAATCTCAATTCGATCAATCTGTATGCGAACAGCACATGGCTCAATGGTAGCTTAACTACACGCGGTCTCCAGCCAACATACGATAATGGCTTTGTCAATGGCTACAACGGCATGGCTTGGAGCAACGTCTTCTCATACTACTTCGGCACGTCGAGTGACATCAGTCACAAGACCGACGTGCAACCATTGCCTGATTGCATTGCTATATTGCAAGCACTTGAGCCTAAGCGGTTCAGGTTCAACAACGGTGCTGACACCGACATGTTCCGCAATGATACACATTGGGGCTTCGTAGCACAGGACGTGCAACGAGCAATGGTTGGGCATGAGTTCGGTGGTCATCGCGTAGAGGAGGATGGGAAACAGAGCATTGCATACAATGAACTGGTCGCAGTGCTGTGGAAAGCATGTCAGGAGTTGACTGCGCGCGTAGCAGCACTGGAAGGGACCAAGCCCTAATGTATCTAGCTAAGACAAGTGGTAACCTGAACCCACGCGGTCAGCAGCCACAGTCTAATTTGCAAGTCAGCACTGTTCGGTCGTTCGAGGGTGGACTGAACATCACTGACACTGACCTGAACATGTCACCGAAGTTCGCTAAGGTGTTGGACAACATCGAGCGTGCCATTGATGGATCGCTGATGGTGCGTCCAGGCACAGCGTTGTTCAGCAACCAGATCAGTGACACGAGTGACATCATCAACTGCTTCTACTTCAACACCTACGTGATCACGGTGCATGCAAGTGGTGCAGTGTTCCGTGTAGCAGGCAATGGCGTTGCCACGCAGATGTTCATCAGTCCTGCGACTGTGCCACCATGGACAGCAAGCAACACTGAAGTCAACTTCACCATCTTCAACAGTGACCTGCTCATCATGAATGGCAAGGACAAGCCATTGATCATTGGTGGCAAAGTTGCATCACCCAACTACATGGCATTGCAGTTCCTAGTGGACTTGGCCTCACTCACGAATGTGAATGTGCCCATTGGCAAGTATGTGATTGCACATGCGAAGTATACATGCATTGCTGGTGTGCCATCGAACCCAAGCACGCTCTACATCTCTAGCACTGGCACGAGTGGGACGTATCCAGGTGATGCTGCACCAAATGACAGTATTGCTCTTGATGTTGGTCCTCGTGTCAGTCTGGGTAGTTCTACGATCACTGGGCTAGTAGCATATCGTGACAAGTTGCTAGTCACGTTCGAGCGTGGTGTGCTGCCTGTCAACCTTGGTGTGTTCACTGGATCACCTGCGATCCACACGCCAACGGATGACGGCTTCATTGAAGAGTTCGGTTGCCTCACGCACCGCTCGCTGAGTAGCGTTGGCGATGACGTGTTCTACTGTGACAACGTGGGTGTGAACAGCATCACGCGCGTGAACGTATTCAACACGCTACGCCCAGTGCGTGCTAGCCACTTGATTGATCCACTGATCATGCAGTTGTCGCAGCAACTCACGCAGGCACAGATCAGTCGCTACGTGTTCGCAGTCTATGACTTGAGGAACTTCCGCTACATCCTGTTCATACCAGTGTTCACTGCGGGTGTGATCACTGAGACCATCGCATTCAGCTTCAGCAACATACCTGCGCTCAAGGTGAGTGCATGGGCACGATTGCGTGGTTGGGTGTGGCAAGCTGCATGTCGCACTGCGTTGCAGAATGTGATATTCGCTAGAGGCAACAAGCTCTACTCGTATGACTTCGATAACACGAGCGTTGGTGCTGATCGGTTGAACGATCCAGCCGTGAACAGCGGCAGTGGCGAACCTATAGCGTTCGAGTGGGAACTGCCATGGGCTGACATGCGTAAGCGCATGGACATCAAGCAGACACGCTACATCGCGTTGGACACGACAGGTGATGCTGAGTTCACATGCCGTGCGTATGTGGACAACATCGTGAACTATCACGGTGCTGATGAGCCAATGCTAGAGATGACATTCATGGGTGGCAACGTTGGGGGTTACGGCAACGTGCCATTCGGTGATGCACCATTCGGTGGTGGTCGTCGTAGCAGTGATGAGCGACTGTTCGCATGGACTACGAAGTTCAAGCTGATCAAGCTCAGGTTCAGTGGCACGACCAAACGCAAGTTGCGGTTTGTCAGCATCTCGATTGCATACGTGCATGGTGGGATCAGGCGGTAGGGTGCGGATCGAAGCTGTAGATGAGCACAACATCGCACACTGCGTCAACTTGGGTAAGGAGTTGGTTGCACTTGGTTCATTCGGCCAGACAGGACCAGCGTTCGAGTGGGAAGTTGCATTCGCTTCGACATGGGCATCGTGTCGTGATCCTGACTACTACATCCGTGTGGCTGTGGATGAGACAGGAGCGTATTGCGGCTTTGTCGGTGGACATGTCACGCAGTTCTTCTTCTCACGCGCACTCATGGGTGTAGAAGATGCATGGTATGTGCGAGAGGGGACACCGGGGCGAACCAAGATTGCCGTTGTGCTCATGCGTGGCTTCATCAGTTGGTGCTTGGACGTGCGCAGTGCAGTGTTGGTGCAGACTGGTGACATTGCAGCAATTAACAGTCTTGCTGTGGATGCAATCTACAAGCACATGGGCTTCACAAGGTTTGGGACCATCTACAAGTATGCGAGGAAAGTGTGATGTGGACTGAAGGTGGACAGATTGCACACCTCGCATTCGTTGGTGTGCGTGGTGGTGGTGGTAAAGGTGGAGGTGGTGGCTCATCGGCACCAACGGTTGCACCATCGTATGTTGATCCTGTCAACGGTCAGGTGTTCTACTCACCACAGGAGTTGAACGATGAGATCACACAGCGTCAGGCGCAAGAGAAGGCAACGACTGCTACCGATAAGCAAACTGCGACTGACACGAGTGCTGCTGATGAAGCTGCGTTCCAAACACGCAAGGGCACTGCATACAATGATGCACTGGGCGCTGTAACACGAGCGTTCCAACTGCAAGGTGTTGATCCTAACACATACATGCAGAGCGACATCGTGCCTGCACTGACACGACAACAGAACACTATTCAGGACTTGGACCCGAACCCTGCGGCTGCATATCCTGCATCGTTTGGTGACACGTTGCTGGGCAACTTGACCAGTGGCAAGCGGTCACAGGCTACGAGTTCACTCAATAGCCTGTTCACGCCCAACTACGCCAACTCGTTGATCCCAGACACGACAGATGATCCATACATCGACACGATCCTAAGTGAGCAGTTCGATCCACTCAGTTCGCAGTTGCAGAATGCACAGAAGCGTGGCACGCTGACCGATGTTGGCTACAACGCAGCACTCAGCACGTTGGCACAGAAGCGCAGTGCTGCACGTGATACAGTGTCGAGCTTAGGCAGTGGATTGATCACCACTGATCGTGGTGGGATCAATGATCTAATCAGTGGTGCGCGTTCGACTGCATCTGGCATTGGGCTGAATGACACATTCGACCCGAGCACGTATGGCACGCAGGCACAGAGCAAAGCCAATGACTACTTGACCAACTTCGGTGGTGCATTGCGCAACGCAGTCGGTGGAACCAAGTTCGCTGACCTCACTGAGTTGATCAATGCAGGTGGTGCAGTGCAAGGTGCGAACAACCCAACTGCTGCGAACCCAGCAGGTGCAGCACCATTCGTTGATCCGAATGACATAACCAACAAGAACCGTGGCCTGGGTAACACAGGAGCCTTCTAGTGATCAGCTTCGCACATGAGGACTTCTCACGAGTGCGACCTGAGTATGCTGCATTCGTGCATCGGTATTGGGACAACACACCTGAGAACGCTGATGAAGAGCCACTTGACTTCAACTGGCAAGTCTACGTGAAGCTCGATGAAGAGAAGATGTTGCACCTGCATGTTGGTAGAGACCAAGGCATGATGGTGTGTGCAGCACTCTACACTGTGATGTATAGCCCCAAGCGTAAGAAGCAGATCATTGCACACTGTGACACGTTTGCAGTTGCACGTGACTACCGTGGTTTGGGCGTTGGCAAGCTGCTCTATGAAGCTGTGGAGCCTGCGCTGATTGCTAAGGGCGTGCATGTGATCCACAACTCGTATCGTGAAGTGTATCACACGAAGCCGCTGTTCGAGAAGTTGGGCTTCGTGTTAGAGGACCGCGTGTATTCAAAGAAGGTAGGATAGCATGGCACTCACTGCTGCTGCCATCATTGGTGCTGTTGGTGCCACTGCGAGTGCTGCATCTAGTATCTACAGCACTGCCACACGTGATCAGTCTGGACCTGCTCGGCAACAACAGATTGCCAATCAGCAGCTAGATGATACACGTCGCAATGATCTGTATCAGCAACTCGTGTCTGCGATGATCAATCAGCGATCGGTTGCTGGGTCACAAGACAGCTTCGGTTCGACGTTGCGATACGATCCTGGTAGCAACACGTGGGTTAGTAAACTTGGTGAGTTGCCACAGGCTGCTGACACGTCTGCAATGCAGGCAACCATTCGACAGAATACAACGCAAGCACGCATGGCGGAGTTGGCGAATGAACAAGCTGCTGTGCGTGCTGCTCGTGCTGGTCCCGCTGCTGACCAAGCACAACGCGAGTTGGCGAACTTCAGGCCCATGCAACGTGACCAACTCACAAGCCTGTTGATGAATAGAGGCACGACTGCTGCGAATGAGGTGTTCAGGCCCATGACGCAGGAGACGTTGCGCAACTACACACGCACTGGTGTGAATGCAGGACCAGTGATGAGTGAGTTGGGCAGGACACAGAATGACCAGTTGCGTAAGTCGCTCATGGATGCGCAGATCGCTGGTATGACTGGCACTGACCAAGTGAATGAGTCACGTAGGACTGGCTTGGAGAACGCAGCTACAACTGCAACTGCATTTGCCAATCCAGCGTTCCAAGCAACAGCAGTTGCACCGAGTGCGCAACAGAAGAACCTCGCTGACCTGCTATCTGCTAGATCGTATAGTGCGTCAACGGCACCTGCGTATGGAGCACAAGGCGTGAACGCTGCGAACAAGAACGCGAATGATGCATTCGGTCGTGCATACAGTGCTGCTGGCATTGTGCCATCACAACCCGGTGCTGAGATTGGCAACCAACTCTCGAAGCTAGCCACTGACAAGAACTTGCAGAGTGTGGTTGGTAGTCTATTCGATCCGGGTGGCTTCTTCAATCGCATCTCACCAAGCATTAACACG